AAGCCGACTATCTCTGATTATGATAGGTTGAGATAAATGATAAAAGGATTCATAGAAATTGCAACAATAGAAGGGAGCTTACAATTAATAGCAGTAGACAGTATACAATGCGTAATACCAGGTGAAAGATATACTTTTATTAAAATAAAAGATAAATCAGAGATAGTAACGATAATGAAATATGAGCATATCAGAGAGAAAATAAAAGAGGCAACGCAATGATTAGAGGATTCATCGACATATTACTTGATGACGTTACAGGGCTGCAAGCTAATATGATTCCAGTTAGTAGAATACTTAGGATTGCTCACGATAAGAATAGAGGCACTATAATCTACACTCTAGATGGTATTTATAAGACACCCACGAAGTATATTGAAATCAAAGAAATGCTGGATAAAGAATAATGCCAATCGGTAACGTTTATGTTCCAGACTCCGGTTCAGAAGAATCTTCAATTCTATTTGTTGGAGAAGCTCCAGGCGCAAAGGAAGTTGAAGATAGACTTCCATTTGTAGGTGAGTCTGGTGGTATACTTACAACTGTTCTTGGTAGGAAAGGTGTATCGAGAGACGAAGTTAGGTTATCTAACTTATGTCATTATCGTCCTTTGCCGACTAACAAGTTTGAGTTTCTTCAGGGTTCTGATCAGTTAAGAGAAGGACAGCAAGAACTAGAAGATTACATTAGAACTCATTCTAAGTTGAAAGTGATAGTAGCTCTTGGTAAAGAACCATTGAGCTTTCTAACTCAAGAGTCTGGAATCTCTAGGTTCCGTGGTAGCATCCTCCCTTGTGTATATGATCCTACCATAAAGGTAATTCCTACCTATCATCCCGCTTACGTTCTAAGAAATAGGTCAGAATATCCTGTATTCGATTTAGATATAGGAAAAGCGATAGCTGAAACTCAGCTTCCAAAGGGAGAATTCAACTATCCTAAATATGATTTTGTTCTTGATCCATCTCCTGTAGACGCAGAATTACTCACACAAGAATTATGTCAGGCTGAAAAGTTAGCTGTTGACATTGAAACAGTAATGAATTCTAGACACATTTTGTGTGTAGGATTTGCACCGTCAGCTAAGCGTGCTGTTGTCTTTCCATTCAATGAACGAAATATAGTAAACATAGTTCGCATATTGGAATCACAAGCAAAGAAGATTCTACAATTTGGCACATTTGATACTATTCAACTTGCTCTAAATGGTATCAGATTGAATAACTATTGGTGGGACACTCTGACCGCCCAGCATGTTCTAAATCCAGAATTGCCTCGTGGATTGGACACGCTGGTATCTTTTTATACTCGTCAGCCTTATTACAAGAAAGCAGGCCGCTCAGAAATTCCTTCAGATAAGAAGGCATGGGGCAGTAAGGTAGATAAGAATATATTGTATGAGTATAATGGTAAGGATTGTTGTTGCACTTATGCAGTACATGAAGGTCAGATTGAAGATATGTCTTATGAGCCAGATTGCGTAAGACATACATTCCAATTTGAGATGGAAGCAATTCAAATGGCAATAGCTATCAGTATGGCTGGCATGCCAATTGATTTGCAGAGAAAGCAGGAATTGAAAACTGTCCTCTTAAAGAAGTGGGCAAACAAACAATACATACTCAATACTCTTTGTCAGCAAGTGGTTAATGTTAGATCACCTGCTCTCAAAGATATTTTGTATGGTAAGTTTGGGCTGCCAGTTAAGAAGAATCGTAGTACAGGACAAATAACAACCAATGAAGATGCAATCGTAGAACTAATTACGTATTGTAATTCTCATTTAGCAACACTTCGTACACCAAGAGCTAAGCTGGATTGGGAAGTTAAGAAAACTGTGTGTAAACTTACTCTCGAAATTAGAGGGTATAGGCAGCTTCTCTCAATGTATATAAATAAAGATGTCTTGGACGACGGAAGACTTCATTCGACTTATAAGGCGAGCGGTCCAGAAACAGGAAGATGGGCCTGTGAAAAATTCGTTGATGGAACTGGAATCAATGCTCAAACCATGCCTAGAGAAGCAATCGAAATCCCTGACGATCTTGTGGCCGCGCCAGAGGCTCAAGTAGATGAATCACAATTAACAGCAGCAGATGAAGTTGAAGATTCAGAAGAGTTGGTGGAAGCATGATTTCAGTAAAAGATGAGTTAGATTTTGAAGCTCTGCCTATCGAGATACAGAATCTAGCTAAAAGAGTTATGGATTACTATGAAAGAGATAAAGAAGAGATTTATAATGAAGGTTTCAATGATGGTATTGAGTTGCCAAAGCATGAATTTATTCCCGCAAGGTCTACTAAATTACCAGGCCCATTAAATAAATGAAGCAATACAAGATAAGGAGCATGGTAATTGCTCCAAAGGATCATGTACTTGTTCAATTTGACTTCTCACAAGCTGAGAGTTGGATTGTAGCTTTTCTGTCTAACGAACAGAATATGAAGAATGCGCTCATGTATGGAGATATTCATACTGAGACAGCAGGCTCAGCATTATTCTATAAACATACAGGTTGCAATCATCAGTGGGTTAAGAAGACCAAGACTTGTTCAGTTTGTGGTAAAGTAGTAACAACAGAAATGAGATATTCTGGTAAGCGTACTAATCACGCTTCCGCTTACCGAATGAAGGGACCGAAGCTCGCCACCATAATAAACAAAGACTCAGATAAGCCCCCTTATGTTACAGTAACAAATAGAGAAGCCAAAGATTATATTGACGGCTGGCATAGTTATTATAACATTAAGGGTTGGTGGCATGAAGTAGAAGAACAGCTTAACAGAAACAGAACGATCATTACTTGTTATGGCAGGAAAAGAGTATTCTATAGTGCGTGGGGAGAAGAACTGTTCCGTGAAGCAACTGCACATGAACCGCAAAGCACAGTAGCAGACCATGCAAATGGTGCAATTCATCCAGAATTAGGAATCAAGGGTGGATTTTTAGAAGTATATAACCAATTTCATGTGCCAGGCCGCATACAAATAATCAATCAGTCTCACGATTCAATTCTTAATATAGTCCATAAGAAAGACTTAGACGACATTGTTCCACAGATTCATAAGCTCTTAGCAAGACCAATAGCTCTGCGTGGAGAAATGTTTACTATCCCTGTCGATTGTGAATATGGTGAGCGATGGGGAGAATTCGAGAGTTACAAACTCTCTTAATTATGAGTCTTTCTATAACTAGAGATGATTATAAAACCTGCTCAAGACGCTCCTGAAATTAAAATCATAGCTGAGAATTTTCAGGAAGCACATTGGTTATTTAAATTACTTACAGCAGTGAAGGATGCTAAGGATTCAAAAACAAACGATGGGGTTAAGAGAGCTCGGGACATTTTACTTGAATTGTAAATGTCCTTATCTAAAAGGAAATGCGAGAACTGGCTAAAGACATTTGGACAGTGGACATTACCTAGATCAGAAGCACCTGAGACATTTATCTTCTGGACAGGTTTGTTTACACTTGCCAGTGTTGTTAGGCGTCATGTAAAAATTCCTAAGACAATGTTTGGTTCTTGGGAAGCTAGTCCTAATTTATATGTAATGTTTATTGCTCCACCGGGTGCTGCCCGAAAGAGTACGACAGCAAATTATACAGAAGATTTATTAGATTTTGTACCAGACTTAACAAAGGCACCAGAACTAATTACAAAAGAATCTCTACTCTCAACAATTGTAAAGAGTACTGATAACAGTATTGCAATTACTGCACCAGAGTTTGGGGAGTTTATTGCTAAGTCTGGCCCAGACATGTATGGGTTTCTAACAAACATATATGATGGAAAGAAGAATATTTCAGCATCGACTCTATCTAGAGGTTTGGAACTCGCCGAAAGACCCTGTGTTAATTTACTCGGAGCTACCACTCCTATCTGGCTTGCAGATAACATGCCAGAATCTGTCATCGGCGGGGGTTTTGCTTCTCGCGTCATCTTTATATTTGAAGAAACTGTACGACGTAGAAAATTGTACTACGAAGACCTTGACCACGATTTGCTTGATAGACTCCATAAAGATTTAGTAGACGATCTAATCCACATATCGAATGAGATAAGTGGTGAGTTCAAGATAGAGAAAGATGCAAAAGAGTTCATGGAAGATTGGTACAACAAGAATGCAGAAATGAAGAGTGTGGCTGAATATAAGATGCATGGGTACTATGAACGCCGCCCAGCCCACATTCATAAAGTTGCAATGTTGCTTCATCTTGCTTATTCAGATGAGTTAGTTCTAACACAGCAAGATTTTATCGAAGCAATTACATTAATGAAGCAAGTTGAGAAGAAGCTTCCAAAGACGTTCCAATCAATTGGTAAGAATACTTATGTAGTAGATGCAAAGCGTATTGCAGAGTTTGTACTAGAACG